CCAAAACGAATGGCGAGTTCTCCAGTGTGCGTAACTTGAATGATTTTGAGTTTTGGATTACGGCCCACCATCCACGATGGCAGCAGATAGGACGCAAATTCAGACTTCGTGTGCCTTGGAGGCATGTTAATGATTAGGCGCTTTATTTTACCATTAGCAAGATCATTAAATTTTTTTGCAACGTGTCTGTGGTGCGCGCCTTCGATGAACTCGGGCCAAACGCACTTAACAAAGCTTAAAAAATCATTTTTTGCTTTGTTCTGAATTCTTTTTTCAGCATATAAAACTTGAAGTTGGAGAAACTTTTTTCTAACGTCGGATGGAAGCTTGCTAATATCAACGGTATTTAAATTCATAAAAATTTTAAATTTTTTTTTGCACCCTTTTAAGATGTTCAACATGTTTTTAACAGCATTAACTCTCTAAATCAAGCAATACAACCTAGAGTAGTGGGACCCCTTTTATATATAAGGGAACCGATCTTTAAGCGCGCGATTTTTTTGGGATTGGGTTTGGTACCTCTATTGAATAGAGATATGAGGAGAGGGCAACGCGACGCGAGTCGCGTTGCCTATATGGTTAGTGTACTGTTCTTTGATTACGTTCTGTTATGAAGTCTTCATACTTATTAGTCTTCACTACATCATCTATTAATTGAGGAAGAACTAACAAAGCCATAACGTAAGTAGCTTTCTTCTTACCAATCTTCTTTGTCATTTGTTCTATTCTATTTGCCTTGTCCTGTTTGTCTTTGCCATTGTTAACATACAACGCGCCAACTATAACATCTGAACTTAAATGTTCTGGTGCGTTTAGTTCTTCACACGCGTCTAGTTTTGGTATTGTCATATTTATTCTCCTGTATTTAATGTGTAATTAGTATCACGATATTGTTCCTCGGTCAATGGTCTTTGTTCCTTTGTTATTCCATTAACATAAAGATATTCACGCGTATCATTCTGATAGTCAACCCAGTTATAATCTTTGTACCACGCATTATTTTTAGTTAAATGTTTTGCTACTGTTATTCTTCCAAAGTGGTCAATGGCTCGGTCAGCAAATTCATTAGCCCAATCATTATAACAATTCATTGAACAAAAATTATCATTGCCATAATAAAAACTACTTCTTCTTCTAGTTTGATAAGTCTTACTGCCTTTAGTTCCTTTTATCCTGTCTTTAGTTCTATATTGATGGCACTTTGGGCCTTGACAATATTTCATTTGATTTGATTTAACCTCTCTTGTTTTTTTATTTCTTTCTTTCTTTTATAATCTTCCCAATAAAAATAAGCGCAACTAAATGTTGCGCCTAAAATTATAAGTGTTAAATCTTTTATCATGCGTTTGTCCATTTACAATTTACTGCTGTTCTTGGGTGCTTTGCTTTAATATCCCAAAAGTTATAACAGTTGTTTCCATTTCTGTCTGTCCATTGTTTTGATACAAAGCCGTCAAACTCATCAGCACCTAAAAAAGTACAAACTTTATTTCTGCTTTTTACATACCATGTAAAGTATTTATTTGTGTTATTTGCCATGTTATTTCTCCTGTATAAGTTAAGGGATAATCCTAGCAGAATTACCCCTTAAGTCAAGTCTTAATTGTTAAGACTTTGTCTTTTTTCGTACTCTATTCTAGCGAGTATTTTATCCTCTCTACTAACATTTTTATTCTTCATTGATTTAAGCATTTCAGACGCATTTATTGGATTGTATAAAGTTAATCCAGTTGAATTAACTCTAATAATTTCTGCGTCAGTTATTGCTAATCCACTCAATGTCGCAAACTCAACTGCTTCATCAAGATACTTATAACCTTTGACAACATCTTTAACAAACTTCATTTGTTTCAAGATACTCTCAATCCATTTTTCATGTGCCATGATTAATTGACCTTTGGCAGTTTGCCAAATCATCAACGTGTCATACTCTTGCTTACTGCATGGCATTTGTCTATCTCTACAATATTCCCTACCAATTAAGTCAAGTTTGTATTCATCATTCCAATCTCTTGCGAAACGATTTCTACCCTCATTACCACTACTATATGTTCCAAGAAATTTATCATTTGCGTCTTGGAATTTTCTTTGATGAGGATTATTATCCTTATCTTTCATTTCAACATTAATATCAGGATTACAATTTTCCTGACCTTTAAGGTCATCACGAAAATAAGCATAAGCAAAGTCATGGGAATTATATCTTTTGTCCTCACCTTGCCTGTCTACTCCGTCAATATCTCCGTCAATTTTAAAGTCAAAATGTTTAGTTGTGTGTTCTTCTTTGCCTTCTTCATTTTTACCCATATACCCAAAATGAAAACAGCTATCAGGTGCGATAGTATCTACATTTTCATATTTGTTTTGTAAGTAATAAGCCTTATCCAAATCTTCCTGTGGATATTGCCTACGGACAATAGTTTCAGCAAGTGACCAAGTTTTATCTTGAAGTTCTTTGAAGCCAAATCTCAAATCATCAAACTTTCTTTTTTCTTGCGTGTCCTCTTGTTCTAGGTGTAATCTCATACGATTAGATATTTTATTTCTTAACTCGGTATTTAGTCGTATTCTTTTTTGTGGTTGTTGCATTTTTTGTCCTTTCATAAAAAATCAATTTAGCACTTGACATATTCTTTGTCAAGCATTACGTTGGATATGGATCTCGTTTAATGATTTTCCGATCCTAAAATTTGCCAAATCATTTGGGACATATCCCCGTCGTGATTAGGTAATTATTTATAATATACCCTGTAGCGATTGGGACTGATCCCAGATCCAATAGGTGCTAGTGTGATCAGCTAGTATGCTCACTTAAGAGAGCCGATCAATGACTGTTGGATCTGGGATCAGTAAGGAAAATAAAATATGGGGGAAACCAAAATAATCCCCAGGCTATATGAAAGCCGGGTCCATTGGTACTGATCCCTGATCCATTCTACCTATGCGCAAGGTACAGCAAACGGATGGATCTGGGATCAGGAAAATTCAACCTCTGGTTGAAGGCCCGGATTTTAATAAGCTGCAAGCTGCAAGCTTCAAGCTTGACAAGGGCTCTGGGATATAGTAGGATAAGATTTTAACTTTAATGAAAGGATATTATGATTAAATTTAGCGAACTTAAAAAAGGTGATCGCATTATGCACAGCCACCTGGGCACGAGCCCGGCGGTCTCTGGTGTAATCAAGGAATCCCCGAAGCAGGGCCGCGGCGTCAAGAGCACCATCCTGGTGGACGTCAAAGGATCTGAAGTTGGCATGTTCGATGAGATTGGATCGATTTATTCGAACCAGGTCATGGAAGTCGAGCGCGATGGCTCCTGGATCAGAGTGGACCAGAAGGAGCTCAACCCGATGGTCTGTTTTCCAAATTTTATGTTAAAGGCTCACGGAGCGTGAGCATCTCCTGGAATACTGGGCTCGCTGCAGAGCGAGCCCGATTCAACCTGAAGTTGAAAAAGAAAAAGAAAAAAAGAAAGAAGCGCCAAGCTGCAAGCTCCAAGCTTCAAGCTTGACAAGAAATAATAATAGGATATAGTAGGATATGTTAAAGAAAGAAGCGAAAGAAATAACCGGCGGACTATCATCACCAAGCAAGATGCCTGGACCGTCGTTCAACCTGCCCGCTGCCGCATGCCTAACAGGCGCCAAGCTGGCCATGGTCCCCGGTTCTACCTGCAGCGGATGCTACGCCTTGAAGGGTAGATACAGATTCCCGAATGTACAGGCAGCACTACAACGCCGCCTGGCCAAGCTCCACGATCCACGGTGGATAGAGTCTATGGTCACGCTCATTGGCAACGACCCCGTCATGCGCTGGCACGACTCTGGAGACATCCAAAGCGCTAAGCATCTGACAAATATTTTTGAAGTGTGCAAGCGCACGCCGGATACCATGCACTGGCTGCCAACCCGTGAAGCGCGGTTCTTGAGACTGATGGATCCTGACGTTGTTCCAAAGAATTTAAAAATAGTTTTATCCGATCATATGAATGATCAAGCGACGCCGCCGTCATGGTGGCCGTATACATCCGGTGTAACCACGGACCACGGATCAGTGACATGCCCGGCGTCTAAGCAGGGCAATAAATGCCTGGACTGCAGACAATGCTGGAGCCGCGACACTAAACGAGTTATATATGGTAAACACTAAACAAAAAGAAATTTTGAAAAAA